GTGTCTCTTTCTATAGGAAATGCAGTCCGTCATTTTCTAAGAAAAAATACCACAATGCAGAATCCCTTCAATGTATACCAAAATGCTATACCATAAGGCCCCCTTAATGTATATACACAGTGAATACCCTTAAGCTACTACGTAGTACTACGTAGCTACCACTGTGGTGTACATTAAGTATACTTAAGTTATCTATAGTAATATTACTTAAGTTATATATCTATAGTATTATGTCTATAGTAATACCTTAAGGTATACTTAAAGTATATAGGGTATCATAAGATTCCATTTATGTCAAATCATCTTTTTATGTCTATTATGTCGATTTCCCTTGACATAACCCTTAAACTAGTGTACAATTACAGGGGTAAGGGAAAAGCTTAAGGAACCCTAATGCCCATCTTTACTAAAGACGATCTTTACAACAAATCTAACAATATGCTCATCAGAGACATCTTCTCTGAATGGAACCCTTCAGCCCTTCTTACCCTAGACAAGAATGGTAAGGAAGGTAAGATTTGTCTATTTAAGCTTTATATGGCTCATGCTGTCGATGATCCTTCTGAAGTTACCTTTGCTGAAGAAGTCTTTGGAGACCTGTTCTTCTGGCAATGCCTCACAGAGGCCGTATGGTTCCAGAAGCATATCGTAGAGTGGAGACACCTAGCCGCCACCAAGCGTAAGCAGAAAGCCTTCAAGGCTATTATTGCTGAAGTAGAAGACAAAGGACGTAGCTCCTTCACTGCTGCCAAGTATCTTATCGAAGAACCTTGGAAGGTTGGTAACGCCACTGAGCGTAAGAAGATCAAGAAACAAATCTCGGATAGTGCTGAAGCTGCCCTAGGCGACTCCTCTGTCCAATCAGACCTTAGACGACTAAGGGAAGAAGGCTTAATCCAGTAATGACCCTTGCTAAGGAAATCAGGGAAGCTGCGGAAGCAGACTTCTTGTACTTCATTAAACTGATTGCTCCTGAACAAGTCCTTGGTGCCTGCCATGAGGATGTCATTCGCTGGTGGTACCGTCCTGAAGCCAAGTCTCACCAACTACTGCTGTTCCCTAGAGACCACCAGAAGTCTAGGCTAGTAGCCTATCGGGTTGTCTGGGAACTAACTAAAGACCCTACCCTTAGAGTTCTGTATATCTCCGCTACAGCCAACCTTGCAGAGAAGCAGCTAAGCTTCATGAAGTCCATCTTCACCAGTGAAATCTATCGTAGATACTGGCCTAACCATGTCAACTTTGACGAGGGTAGAAGAAAGAAGTGGACTAACTCCGAGATTATGCTAGACCATCCACTTAGAGAGCTTGAGAAGGTTAGAGACCCCTCCATCTTTACTGCTGGTCTTACTACTGGTATCACGGGTATGCACTGCGATATTGCCGTAATGGATGACGTGGTGGTCTATGAGAACGCCTACTCCAAAGAAGGTAGAGAGAAGGTTAAGAGCCAGTACTCCCTTCTGTCTAGTATCGAAGGTGCTAACGCCAGAGAGTGGGTTGTAGGCACTAGGTATCATCCTTCTGACCTGTATTCTGAGCTTATGTCTATGACTCAGGATACCTTTGATGAAGATGGAGACATTGCTGGCCAAGAGTCCATCTACGAAGTCTACGAGAAGGCTGTGGAGATTCGTGGAGATGGTACCGGAGAGTTCCTCTGGCCACGTCAGCAACGTAAAGATGGTAAGTGGTTTGGCTTCGATCAGAAGATTCTAGCCAAGAAGCGTGGACAGTATCTTGATAAAGGTCAGTTCAGGGCACAGTATTACAATGACCCGTCTGACCCAGATAACGTACCTGTCACAAAGGACAAGTTCCAGTACTACGAACGTAAATTCCTGGCACAAGAGGGTGGCCATTGGAAGTTTCGTGGTAAAAGACTCAATGTAGTTGCTGCTGTAGACTTTGCGTTCAGCCTAAGCAAGAAGGCTGACTTTACTGCTGTAGTAGTTGTGGGTATGGACAGTGAAGGGCAAGTCTACGTCTTGGACATTGATCGCTTTAGGACTGATCGTATTAGCGAATATTTTGAGCATATACTCCAATTATCAAATAAGTGGGGATTTAGAAAACTTAGAGCAGAAGTTACGGTTGCTCAAGCCGTTATTGTCAGACAACTGAAAGACCTCATCCGAGAGAATGGTTTGTCTATATCCATTGATGAGCATCGTCCCCAGCATAAATCCAAGCAAGAACGAATGATGGCCATCCTTGAACCCAGATACGACAATAAGATGATCTGGCACTACAAGGGTGGGGAATGTCAGACTCTGGAGGAAGAGCTTGCTACCCGGAATCCTTCACACGATGATGTTATTGATGCTCTTAGTAACGCTATTGATATTGCTGTAAAGCCTGCCGGAGCATCTAACGCACAACGCACCTCCAACATTGATTGGAGTTCATTCAAGTTCAGAGGGCAAAATGCCGCCTAAACCAGTAAGAAAACCTAAGGCCAAGTCGCCTGTCTATAAGCCTGAGACTCTTCAGAGAGAGCAGCTTAAGAAGAACAAGAAGAGCCTCAAGGGTGGCTATAGCGGAGCTAACAAGATTTAATGGCCGGTACCGTATTAGACATTGACGCCATTGTTGGTGCTGACCAACTCGCTAGCGAGATTGCTAACAAGTGGATTGAGTGGAACTCTTACCGCTCCTCTTGGCTTGAGGAGAAGAAAGAACTACGTAACTATCTCTATGCTACGTCTACCAAGACTACCAGTAATGCTATTCTGCCTTGGTCTAACACCACCACTACTCCTAAGCTGACCCAAATCAGTGATAACCTCCACGCTAACTACATGGCCACCCTGTTTCCTCAGAACAAGTGGATGAAATGGGAAGCTCTGGACAAGGAATCTGGTACCAAGCTTAAGCGTGATATCATTCAAGCCTATATGGACAATAAGCTTCGCCAGTCTAACTTTACGACTGTAGCATCCAAGCTTGTCCAAGACTACATCATCTATGGTAACTGCTTTGCTACAGTAGAGTTTGAGAAGTCTTTCCGTCTTAAATCTGATGGTCAGCCTGTTCTGGACTACGTAGGCCCCCGTATTGTACGTATCAGCCCCTACGATATTGTCTTTAATCCTACTGCTGCCTCGTTTGCCCATACCCCCAAGATCATTAAGTCTATTATGACCATTGGTGAAGTGAAGAAATACATCGAAGATTCGGGTAATAAGTCCTACGAAGGCATCTTTACCCGTATGATTGACTCAAGGAATGCTGTAAAGTCGAGTGATGGTGATGTCTCTAAAGGAAATGCTTACACTGCTGACGGCTTTACTGATATCCGCAACTATTATAACTCAAATTATGTCGAGATTCTTACATTCTACGGTGATCTTTACGATTATACCACTGGAAACCTACTTAGAGACCGCATCATTTCCATCGTAGACCGAGCATACGTGCTTGAGAACACCGAACAGCCCGCTTGGAGTGGTAAAGCCCCTATATTCCATGCTGGTTGGAGAGAAAGACCGGATAACCTCTATGCTATGGGTCCTCTGGACAACTTGGTTGGTATGCAATACCGTATTGACCACCTTGAGAACCTCAAAGCTGACGTATTTGACCAGATTGCCTACCCAATCACCAAGATCAGAGGTGATGTCGAGGAGTTTGACTATGCTCCGGGTAGCCGTATCTATATGGGTGAAGAAGGAGACGTAGCTTACCTTGTTCCAGACGCCACAGCGCTACAAGCAGACTTCCAGATCAGGTCACTTGAAGACAAAATGGAAGAGATGGCAGGTGCCCCTAGACAAGCTATGGGTATCCGTACTCCGGGTGAGAAGACAGCATTTGAAGTAGAACAGTTGCAGAACTCTGCATCTAGAATCTTCGAACACAAGGCTGCTCACTTCGAGAAGGTATTCCTTGAGCCTGCCCTTAATGCCATGCTGGAACTCTCTACTCGTAAGCTGGATATGATTGACCGTATTGAGGTTGTAGACCCCAACTCTGGTGCTGTTGTCTTCAGAACCATTGAGAAGAAAGATATCTCTGGTAACGGTAAGATTGTACCTATGGGTGCCCGTCACTTTGCTGAACGTGCCCGTAGAGTCCAGAGTCTGTCTACACTGTGGCAGATCAAGTCCACTGATCCTTCTGTCGGAGCACACCTGTCTGGCAAGAGGTTTGCTGCTATCCTTGCTGAGGAACTTCAAGAGCCTGAACTGTTTGGTGAGAACATTGCTGTCAAGGAACAGGCAGAGACCTCTATGGCTGCTCAGGACCAAGAGGCAGACATGCTTGAACAGATGCAGATTTCAGCGGAGAATGGTCTCTAATGAATGTACGCTGGTCTAAAGCTGGCTACACCAAGGAAGAGGTGGATCGTTTCAGACCTGCCTTGGAAGCCCTAAAAGAAATCTTGGAAACAGACTTCCTTAAGAAAGAAGCTGTTCGAGATTATTCCCCGGGATGGGAATACAAACAAATCGCCACTAATGAGTACAATGCTGTACTAGGCGATATCATCAAACTCTTAACCGTAGAGAAGGACTAAAATGTTATTTGAGGACCAAACCAAGGGTCAAGACGGCAATCCGATTCAACAATCCTCTAACACAGAAGATTGGCTGACGAAGGTTGTAGAAGCTAAAGGTGAATCTTTTAAGGATGTCCAAGTCCTTGCTAAATCCAAACTTGAGTCTGACAGGTACATTAGTGAACTTGAAAGACAACTCAAGGAAATCCGCGAGGAAGTTGGTAAGCAAGACTATGCGTCCAAGCTTTTAGCTGAATTGCAGAGCGGGCGGCAGACCACCAATGCAAACTCTGTACCGAATACTGGTGAACCTAAGCCGAGCGATACCAAGCCGGAACTTAGTGAAGATGTAGTAAAACGCCTTGTCGAACAAACGCTGACTCAACGCGAAGCACAAAACACTTCTACCCAGAACGCTAAGATTGTACGAGAACAACTCGAACAGAAGTATGGTACGGAAGCTAAAGCTAGAGTTGAGGCAAAGGCACAAGAACTTGGTATGAGCATGGAAAGACTTTCTGCTCTAGCTGCTGAGTCTCCTACGGCCTTTATGACGTTGATTGGTGAACCTCAACCGGAGTTTAAAGCTCCTATTCAGGGAACCATTAATACGTCCTCAGGTCAGTACTCGACACCATCGGAGCGTAACTGGAACTATTACCAGACTCTCCGTAAAACTAACAAAACACTTTACTTTGACCCCAAGACTCAACAACAAATGCTACAAGATAAAATACGTCTAGGGGACCGATTTGGAAACTCATAAAATGGAGAAAGCTAAATGAGTGGTATGTCTACTGCTAACATGAGCCAACTCACTCGCTCGGAACTTTGGTCTTCGGAACTCAAAGACATCCTTCGCGATGAGATGATGGCTCAAAAATACGTCAAGATGCTGGATGGCTTCCCTGATGGTGATACGTTTACGATCCCGTCTATCGGCCAACTGCAAGTTGACAACTACGAAGAAGATACTGACGTTCTGTACCGTCCGATGGACACTGGTGAATTCCAGTTTACCATTACCGAGTATCTGTCGAGTGCTACCTACATCACCAACAAGGCTAAGCAAGACGCCTTCTATTCGGCTCAACTGATTTCGAGCTTCGTGCCCGAGCAGGAAAGAGCTATGATGGCTCACTTTGAGACGACTACTCTTGCTGCTGCTGAGTCTGGTATCTCCGCTAACTCCAACAACTCTATCGACTCGATTGAGCACCGTTGGGCTGGTGGTGGTTCTGGTGCAGTTATCACTGTTAACGACTTTGCTCGTGCTCGTTATGCTCTTAAGAAAGCTAACGTGCCTGATACTGCCCTCGTGGCTATCGTGGACCCCTCGGTAGAATACACTATCAACACCCTGTCGAACCTCGTCTCGGTGGCTGATAACCCGCGTTGGGAAGGTATCGTGTCGAGTGGTATTGCGACTGGTATGAAGTTCATCAAGAACATCTACGGCTTTGACGTGTATACATCGAACTATCTGAAGGACTGCACCGATTCAGCCCTTCCGACTGCTGCTGATGCTAACGTTGACTTTAGCTCTGTAAACGGTAAAGCTAACCTCTTCTTCTCTGCTGCTTCTAACGTTATGCCGTTCGTCGGCGCTTGGCGTCAGCCCCCGAAGGTTGACTTCGAGTACAACAAGAACAAGCAGCGTGACGAATATGTGACTACGGCTCGTTATGGCGTCAAGCTGTACCGCCCGGAGAACATGGTTAGTATCGTCACCAAGACTAACGTGTAATAGGAGGACAACTAGATGTCTTACACTAACGCTGACGGCCTTCGCGTCCTTACTAACGCGGACCAAGGTGCCGAGAAAACTCAAGGCACTTCTGCTACGGCGATGAAACAAGTTCTGGTACTGGATATCCCAGCGTTTACTGCGCTTGGAACTACCTTTACCGCAGCTAGTATCGACCCGAACAACCCTGTCATTCCGGCTGGCTCGCTGATTACTCGTGCTGACCTTGTGATGACGGCTGCTGCCACCTCTGGTGGTTCCGCTACCCTTACCATTGGTACTTATAACGCCGCTGGTACGGCTATCGTTGCTGCTGGTATCGACTCGGCTATCGCTCTGACTGCTATTGACGCAATCGGTGAGACTGTCCGCTGCGATGGTACGCATCTTACGACTGCCGGTTATGTATCGGTAGATGCTTACATTGGTGCTATCTATGGTACCGCCGCCTTCACCGCTGGTGCAGGTAAGCTGTACATCGAATACTACAAGCTCTAATGAAACTTGGCTAGGGGGTTTCGGCTCCCTAGCCTCTAATCTCAG